CGTGCGCCGGAGGGACTTGTCCCTCTTCCTCGCAGAGAAGACCTTGTTATCGGTCGACTCTGCACTCTCACAGAAGTTGAAGCTCCTATTACATCAGGATCCTTTGTCGTTTGTGAACTCGACGATCAGCCCTTTGGACTACGTCGATGCCGAGACTTTCAAACAGGATTACCTTTGTGTCGAGATGTTCTCGAAGTTTCCATACTTGGAAACAGGAATAAATCGGACAGAAGTAGCGCTGTTGAAGTTTTCAGCGAGTGAGGACTTATGCCGAGAAACGAACACTCGGTTAGCTTCCGCAAAGAATTATTCTTTCCGGACTACCTCCGTCTTTGAGACGGCTCGTAGAAAAATAGCTAACCTCCTTGGTCCATTCACATGGAACGAGGCGTGTTTGGGATTCGACTTTGGCCCGGGGGGTACTACTAGGGTACGCAAAATACGTGCCGATAGGTACTATAAACTTTCCGGTGTTCCGGAAAGCACAGCCAATTGTCTTGGCCTCAGCGACGCTTGCCTCAGGTATTTTACCGCCTGGGGAAACTCGATTAATTTCGAGGTTAAGAGTGTCGTTGGGAACAAGATTGTAACTGTCCCGAAGAACGCTAAGACAGACCGCGTCATTGCTATCGAACCTTGTATGAACATTTTTGTTCAAAAGGGGATAGGTGCAATGATTCGGCGACGTCTGAAGAAGGTAAAGGTCGATTTAAATGATCAGACTCTCAACCAAGAACTTGCCTTTCAGGGCAGTCTTGATGGAAGCCTGGCCACGATTGACCTTAGCTCCGCTAGCGACTCGATCTCTTTAGAGATTGTTCGTCAGTTGTTACCTCCCGAGTGGGTTGATGCGCTTCTCGCGTGTCGATCAGAACGGGGCGTTCTGCCTTCTGGTGACGTAATTGTTTACCAGAAGATCTCATCGATGGGAAACGGCTTCACGTTTGAGTTAGAGAGCTTGATTTTCTGGGCTCTCTGTTCAAGCGTGCGGTCACTATCAAAGGTGACGGATCGTCGAATGGCAATATATGGAGATGACATTATCGTCCCGACTGCAATTGCAGAAGAGGTGATGGATGTTCTCTTATTCGCTGGTTTCCAGCCGAACGTCAAGAAGACGCATATATATGGCCCTTTCCGAGAAAGTTGTGGAAAACACTACTTTCAAGGGATAGACGTTTCACCTATCTACGTGAAAGACCGCGTAGATTCTTACCCTCGCTATATCTGGTTACATAATCAGCTGAAACGCTGGTCGTATAACGGAGTTCACGGTCTTAACCCGATGTTACAGCCCGTAGTGCAAGAGATTCTCTCGAACATGAAGGGCTGGTGGGCGAAACCGCGGATAAGCGATGGGTATGGGGACGGGGCGCTAATAGGGGACTTCGATGAAGTCCTCCCAAAACGCGCACCTTGGGGTCATTGCGGTTGGGAGACAACATTTTTCTCGGAAACGAGAGAAACAATGCTCCCTGATGACCTTCCCATACTGCTTAAGTCTCTTTTCTCGCTAGAGGTTAACAAACCTCAGGCGTTCGCAGTCAATGTGAACGCAGCCCATCCGTGGGCGGCGTGCGGAGAGATCCCCGCAGGAAGTGCCGTGTCGTTCTTGCCAGTAGCCTCAACAAA